ATCGGAACAGGGTTAGAACAATTGTGTTGTACAAACACATTGTCTAACTCTGTAACAATGCTTTTTATTCTTTCATTTTCAGGAATATCTGGTTTAGTTATGTATCGGCAGCACTCTATTATTTCTCTGGTGTTAGCATCAATAATAGAGTAACCTGTCGAGCTTAAAGACGGGTCAATAGATAATATATAGCTCATTGGAATCACCTACTGACATTATAATATTTTTTGAATTATTTGTCCAATTCTTTTGGAATAGTTTCGTCTACAAAAGTAAACTGAGGACTTTTCCCGTCAAGTGCTTTGTCTTTGATTTCTTTTTGTAATTGTTCGTTTGCAATAGTTTTGTTATCATCTGTAATAGTCATTTCACCAAACTGAGTTTGCATTTTCATCATAATGATTCGCCTTCTTTCTTAATATAGTTTTCACATTGATTCCTATAGGTACAATGGAAACATCTTGTATCAGGACATATTGTATAGATGTCATTTCTAATACACTTAACTGTATTGATTACAGTTTGTTTCAGCATATTAAAATCTTTTGCATCTCTAAATGATGGTACATTCTTTTTCTTGTATATGTTAGCATATACAACTTGATAATCTTTAGAGGTAAATGTTTTTTCAAATGCAAATGCGGCAGCTGTGAGTTCTAAATCATATCGCATCTGCATTAGGGTTTGGAATTTATCTTTTCTATGCTGGAACTTTATTATCTGAAATATGGGATTATTATTATCATCGTGGAATTCTCTTATATATTCCCATTTACCAGTTAAAACAATATTGTTTGTAATGTTAACAGCATAGCCTTTATTTATTAGTATAGGATATTGACTACCTTGTTTCATTAAATCATGGAAAGAGATTAAGGTTTCTATTCCATTCTTTCTAAGCAAATCATGTCTATCTCTCATAGAAGCAGATGGGGTAGTCATTAACTTTATCATTGTTTTGTCTTTAATCCAGTATTTTCCCCACATTCTAGTAAGGAAACCTATTTCAACATTACTGTTGTTTTTTAATGCTGTAATATAAGAATAAAAGCAACTTCTAAGCAGTCTATCATATGCTTCTGTTAGATTTTCTGAACCGGAATTATTGTATTTGAGTTTGTAATATATAGGACAATAGTTATAGTCTAATATTTCCTGTATATCTATTTTAAAAACGTGGGAGTTGTCTACCTGCTCGTAAACCATGTTGCCTTTCTGCTAATAATCCCGGGGTCTCTCTGTCGCATCTGTCAAACTGAGCTTGCTGACAACCCCAATGGATTTGCCATTTAAACTCTCTTTTTCTTGTTGCAGGGTCTTTACTGAAGTCCTCTGGTAACATTGTTTTACCGCAAATACGGCATACAATATATTCCCCCGGAGCAGGAGGAGTAGGTAGCATATAGTTTCTACCTTTCTCCTTTTCCGCTTGGAGAGAATAGTCTTGGACTTGTTTTACATATTCAGCTAATTCTTCATTACTTGGAATCGCCATTATTATCACCTACTATTCTTTTACTAAGTTCCTTTATAGAATCCATTATAGCATCTGAAACGTAAATAATAAAGTTCTTTCTCTTAATCATTTTATCTCTGTCTGCATAAGTATGGCTACAAATTGGAATTTGGCATGTTTGACAGGATACATATAAATGACTTGCCTTATTTACACACTTGCTACAGATTGGACAAGGATTATATCTTGGGCAGGTTTTTGTTTTAGGTTCTCTTTCTTCGAATATATCTTTATTGTTTCTCATAAGCTTGTCGTTTTTATCAAGTTCTCTTCTAAGTTTTTGTTCATCGAACTTTGGCATTCCTGTAAGCGGGTCTATCTGTGTATCAGATTTTGCCATGTCATAAAGACCCTTTAAATAATTATTCATCATTGTCGGTGTCCTCCTCACAAACATATTTATATACGAATTTTCTAGCTTCTATTTCTAAATCTTCTAAAGTACCACTATTATTAATGATGTAGTCATAATCATAATTATCAACATTAGCATCTGATATATTTGTTTTGATTGCTTGAGTGCTATCTCTTTTTACAAGAATTGTTTCAGCATTAAATTCTTGAACGGCTCTTTTGATTTCTTCTGGTTCTCTAATATGCAGGAACAAACACGAAGCACCACTAATGGTAAGGAAGTTTGAAACTGTATGCTTTAAACAGTTAAATGACATGTCATTGTATTCTGTGGTAAGAGCTTTTAAATCAGATAAAAGCTTTCTATCTTTATCTGTTTTGGATACTCCATCCCAACCTATTTGCTTTGCTATTAATTTTACCTTATCGACTGAAGAATAATTTATTGTAGGTACAACCTTTGATACCATTTCTACAAATGTATCTTTTCCTACACCGCCACTGCCATTAATAATAAAGACTTTTTTCATAATACCCTCCTATATAACCCAGTTTGTTTTAGTTGTGCTGAGTCCCTTGTCATTAAATTTAAGTAAAGCTTTTTTAACTTTTGCGTTAGTGTCTACTTCTAATTTTTTATTAGAACATTTATCCAAGAAGTCTGCCATAGCCCAGCTGAAACCAACTGTTGCATTTTGTGTAGAGTTGAATATGTAAACAGAATAACATTGATTCATTATTTCTGTTTTGATGTAATACTCGTCTACATTTTTTACTGAATCTGCAATAATTTCTTTTACAAAGGTCTGCATTGTTTGGTCTATCATGGCAAGTCCTGTAAATAATGCTTTGTATTGAGTATTCTGCTTTGCCATTTCCATTAGGTCATTTAAGCACATACCTTGTTTAATTTCCATTTTTGTTCCTACCTTTCATGGTTAATGCTTTCTCTACTGGCATTTTTTTAAGACGTTTGCTCAGTGCTTGCTTTGTAATTCCTATATCATCAGCCCATTTTGTTATAGATTTAGATTCGCCATTGAATTCTAAGTTATGGACTTTTGATGTAGGCGTTGTAGTATTTCCATTTTTTATCATTTGCTCTCTGTTTATAGCTATTTGTTCTTTAGCTTTTTCTCTTCTAAGACAGCCACAAGACTGTACACTTCCATTAAGTAAAGACATTTCTGGAACTAAAACGATAGAATGTTTTCTACAGTTGCACAAACATCTATGCCATCTTCCTATATCTTTTGCATATGATTTATCTATTGGGGGCTCTACATTTGGTTCGATTACCATTAATCTATTAAATGTGTCTCCTCTATTTATCATTGTTACCACCTCTAACTATATAACTGATTTGTGAAGTTCTTCTGAGTTGCATCGTCACATTCTTGCATGAGAGCCATTTCTGGATAAAATTCAAAGAATACTCTACCTTTGAATGTGTTGAATTTATTTTTAGCAAAGTGTACTTCAAATATCGGTTGTTTGAAAGGATTGTTGTTTCTATTAAAGTATACGCTGGCATTTTCACCTTTATAGTGAACTTCGTTATATACTAACAGAATTGCTTTTGCTTCATACTTAATCTTAACAGATTCTCTGATGTCATCAAGCATTGGTCTACGAATTCCGTTAATCTTTTTAAGTTCGCCAGTACATATCATAATTATGTCATGCTTAATAGCTACGTCAGAACACCACTGAGCCATAAAGTCATACTTTTCTTTGTCGGTCATGTTAGGTTTTGTTTGCGTGTTTAAGTCATGGAAATTATCAATACATACTACTAACTGTTTATTGATATTGTTTGACTTAAAATATATAAGCATTCTTTCGATTTCTTCTTCAATATCTTCGATAAAGGTACTGAATGTTGCATCATATGCTCTGTAATTACTTGTATTGTTACGGATTTTAATTAATGCGTTTTTACGTCTTATTAACATCAATGGATATTGTGTATAATTAAGTGGGGTCTTAATAGCATTAATAATAACTTTTCCAGAACAAGCAGCTACTCTTGAAAGCTTATCTGCCATAGCATCATCAAGAGAAAAGTCCATAACGTATGCGTCTTGATTATTAATTGATGTTTGCCAAGCTATTTGAGATAAGAGTGCTGTTTTGCCTAAGTTACTGTCGCCTGCTATGATAATAAAGCCCGGATGTAATCCACCGTCAAAAGCTTTATCTATCAAAGGGAAACCAGTGGAAAGACCTTTATTTTTTTGACTCCATGCTTTTGTTTCAAAGTCATCAATAGTCTGCCACATTGCCAACTCATAATCTTCGGTTGGTTTATTAGGATATGTAAATTTAACTGGAATAGGTCCATTACCAGTATCTATAGTACTTGTTTCTTCATATCCAATTTCTTGAGTTGGTATTGCAGGTCCATAAAAATTAGGATTAATAACTGTTATATCCCCGCCAGTTTCTTTATCTTGTATTACAATTCTTTGTTCGTCCATTACTCCACCTTGTTACCCTTCAATATATTTATATTAACATTGTGTAAAGGTATTAGCATATGAAAACCATAAAAGCCAGTCTTTACATTTCTTTCTCGTAATGCAGGAGATAATATCAAATCATCGTCTTGGTATCTATTAAGAGTTAACGTTGTAGCTAATCCACATATATTTACGGTTTGTTTGTCTGGATTATAAATACAAATGATTTGAGCATATTTATTATTTTTTGGGATTATAGGAAACTTTCCTCGTTCAACGGTTTTTATTCCTACTGTATATCCCGGAATGTCTGGAGTGTCATATTTATTTGAATTACCAACAGACCAATCTATAATTGAAATATCAAATAATTTTTCTACGGCTCGTTCTCCCATAAGCCCTGTAAAAAATCTTTTTATTTCATTATGGCAATCTCTTATATGATGCTTCTCGTGTGCTTTATTGATTGCTATTTGTTTGGCTAAGTTAAGTATCTTATTAATTTCTTCTTGACTGAAATGTATTTCCACTGAGTTTTTTATATACGGGGATATTTTTGTTTGATAATTCATCAACGCTTGGTTTTGTTTCATTTCGCTTTTCCTCTTTTTTGATATATACTTTACAAGTATTATTACATACCGATAAAGATTGTAAGGTAGCACAACCAAATTGCTTTTGTGAATTAAAGATACTTTTTACTGTTTTGATTAGTTCGTTTTGTCCAGTAGGTTTTACATTATTGTCATTCCATTCGGTTATTATCTCAATGGTTTCGTCTAATGTTTTACCATAAGATTTATAAAAACCTGCTAAACAAGCAATGGTAATATTACGTTCTCCCTCTTGTGCTCCATTCTCAAGTATGTTCTGAATACAAGGTGGAATGAAGTTAAAACTCTTTTTAAATCTATTACCTCTGCTTTTATCTTCTTGTTCTTTATGTCTTAAATATTCTGCTATTATTTTTTGATATGCTCTATTTGCATTAGGCAACTCAGTATACAAAGGATATTCCATTTGTCTTTGCGTTGTAGCCATGGCTCTTATCTGGTCTATGCTTAATGTTCGTAATTCTTCAAATGTAATTGGAATTTTGTACAAACCAGATTTACCATGTCTTGTATTAGGAATCCTAAATAATCTTTTGTTATCGTATATCTGAGTATCCAATGTCTTGTTGGGAGTAAAACCTTTTGCTAAATTGGCGATATATTTGTATATGCAGTTTAATTCAGCACTAGGAGTTACTCCCATTATTTCAGCAGGTAATATAAAATGTATTCCTTTGTTACCGCTGAAATATATTTTTATCCATTCTTTTTTGATTAAGAAGATAACTTCTATCATGTTTGCTACTACGATAGCGTCTTTTCTTACATTTTCGAAGTTGTTTACATCGTCAAAATCAAAATACATATCTCCATACATTAAGGAGTTATCAATATCTTGTGTGTTATACCTGAAAGCACTACAGAAAGTACTACAGAAATTCCTCGCATTAACAAATTCATTAAGGCTTCCGAAAGGTATATAACGATTCCTTGTAAACATACGCTGATTATTTTGCTCATATTCAAATCCTACTTCCACAATATTCATATTAGATAAAGCATTGTCTTTTTCTTGTTTCAATTTTATCACCACCATTAGCGATACAGTTATTAGTTATGTTATCTAAATAGCTTTTCGCAATCATGTAATAATTATCGAACTTGTTAAAATCGAACTCTCTATCTTCGATATTATCTTTTATTGCTTCGAACATAAACATTACTGTATCTAATCCGTATTTGCCTATATAATGATTTAACAATCCCTTGATTCTTGATTGTTGCCACTGGTAGGTATTGGTATACCCAAGTGATAACAAGTAATTATAAACTTCATCCATGGTATAGCTTGCGGCTATTTCTACGAAATATTCCTGTTTGGTGCTAATCATGGTCCCTGTATTATAATCTACATCAACTTTAGCTGGTTCTGGTTGTATCCTTAATTCTTTATGATAATACATCTGTCCTTGTTTTATTAAGTTAGCATGATAGGATGTGTATTTCATAATGTCGGCTATTTTAAAGTTAGTTCTGTTATTTACATTACTAAGTAAGATATTCTTACATTCTTTAAATGTGTAGCCACTATTAAGAACATATGAGAGCTTATCAACAATGTTTTTAAGCTCCTCTTTATTTACTGGTCTGCCAACATATAGCATACTGTAGAGTGCCGCTAAGTCATATACAGAACCTTTGTTGATTAGCACGGAGATTTTCCCACTGATTTAGTCCATTCGATAAATGAATCTATGTTGCTAGGGTTTAAATCTGTTTTCTTAGAAAACTTATTGTTCCATGCGTTTATGTAGTTACAAAGTACCGCATCATCTGTTATACCCATTTGTTGTTTGAAGTTGTTAATTGCTTGTATCTGTTCTTGCGTAAAACCATTTATTGTGTTTTGCGGTTGAACAGGTGTAGGAGCAGCTTGTTGTATTGGAGCATTTCCCGATAATAATTTATCTAATTCGTTTGAATCTAAAGCAAAATCTTCAAAAGGAAGTTCTTCTCTAGGGTCATTATTCAATTGTTCTGCTGTAGTTACTGGAGTGCTTATAGCACCAGTCTCTTGAAGCATATTTAAAATATCTTCTTGAGTTGCAGGTTGTGGTGTTGTTGTAGGAATTAGTTGTGGAACTGGCTGTGATGCAGGAGCAGTCTTTTGAGCTTCTACTGTTGTTTCATACATAATAGTTTTAACAGCATTATTAATAGCGTATAAGTGAGCGTCAGAAGCATCTGCTGTTTTATATACATAACGACCATATAAGATGTGTCCCGGTAAGTAGACTCTTACCTCGATTACTGACTGGATATTATCAATTCTTTCATCTCTTGTTGTTTCCCAAGTATATCTTACCTGTGCTTTTGTAAGTTGTTCGAGTACCATTTTTGGTTTGGTAGTGTCAATAGTTAATTTTGCTGGTTCGCTACATTGACAATAAATGTTTACTAAGGTTTCATTTACCATTGTTTTGTTCTCCTTTCATAAAATAAAGATTAGGTGTAACCTTGTATTACAATATTACACCTAATCTTCCATGTTGTCAACATATTTTTTTATTTTTTATGAAAGTTTATATTGAACCATGCATTTGCTAATATTTGGAGTATCTTGAACTCCCTCTATTGTGAACCGTACCATAAGTTTATGTCCATTTAATATAAATGGGAGTGAGTCTGAAATTTTGTGGGTATTTCCACTTGCATCATAATAATAATACTCTTTATAAATATTTTCAAGTACTGATGCATCAATTTCATTATTACATAAAACTTCAGCTCCATAAATCTTAATGTTATTGTTAATTTCTGGAAATTCGAACACCATATCGAACTCACTATGGTCTCTTGTATATCTATTATAATTTATATCTAAATCTCTAATGCCAAGATACCAAATACGTCTATCAGTTTGTGCATCGTATTCAAAGTTACGTTGACGAAGCTTAATCCTAATCTGATTTGTCTGTATTGGTTTGAAATTTAATTTTATCTTAGGGGAATCCTTAATAACACCTCTTGTTGATTTATTACCAAAGACATCTTCATACTCTTCTTCAGAGTAGCATGAATGATATTCCATCCCCGGAATTGGTTGCCATGCTCCATTGGTCTTATAATCTACTCCAAGAACATCGGTATAACCATTTGGATAAGGCGATAATATAATCTGATTAATTAAACGAGAAGTTACAATGTCCTCAGGAAGCCCTATAATGACCTCATTTTCAACGCTTTCAATTGCAGTGTCTGTAACTATGCGTCTGAACCAAACAGTGCTTAAATTGCCGTCTAGTGCGTTTTTAGGGTCACTATCTTCTATCAATAAGATATGTTCGTTATCTGTATTAAAAGAATCTGGACCGATATACATTTTTAAGCTTGGTGGGATTAACATTTCATCATATGTTTCATCATGTAATCGTGTCTTACTTACAGAGCTTGCAATATTAGCAATAATGTCATTGGTATTCTTATCAACAACAGCTGCATAAGGACTTAAATCATCAACAATTGCATTTAATGCATGAACTGTAATGGTTCTAAGGTCATCATGAGATAATAATAAATTATTGTATTGTTCTTCTATTGCAGATAATCTTGCCAATGTTTCATTAAGGCGTTTAGAACAACAAACAGATTCTATGTTTGTTACGGTATTCATTTCATATATTTCTTTTTGTAACGTATTTGCTTTATTAAACAAATCAAGAATATCGTTGAATACCTGTTCTTGCATTGTATTTAACTTATGACTATCACTGATTTCTCTTGTTTTAAACTGATTTTCTTGTACTGAAGGTATATTTTTTACTTGTAAGTCCATGCTTTATCCCCTCTCTTTTAACGAATTAACTTTTCCGTCTATGATATTGCAAGTATTTATAACATTAGCTTCGATGTTTTGAATACTATTAACATCAGAATACATTCTTTTATAAGATTCTTCAAGCTCATTAAATATATCAAATAACTTATTGATATTATCATAAACAAACTTATTGTAATTTTCATACTTTTCACTTTCCATTGGACCTCTTCTTCTGTGATTCATTTTGGTCATCTCAGGGTAAGCTAAATCTATTTGAGTAGGGGAATACGAATCTTCAGTAGTATTTTCTGGTTCAACACCTGTAACTATAAAAGTACAAGTATTTTCCATATAGGTTAACGTTATTTCGTTAGCACCTATAGTGTTTATATGTGTTTTATCTACTGAGAAATCTGTAATAGTTGTTATACTATTGTTGTTCCAGTGTGCTTTACATATAACACGTTCTGGATTAAATGATTTGTTTAATCTTACTGGAGGTCCTATGTATTCTGCTGTAATATAAACAATTTCTTTTTCAGGAACAAAACCTTCTACTATAAAGGTAGTAGTTAATGTATCGCCATTATTTGTTGTATAAGTTACAGTAATTATATTGTCTTTTTCAAGAAGTATGGTTTGCGTATCAAGAGTATAGTATTTGTTATTTAATGTTTCCCAGTATGAATTCTGCCCTATATCGTCACGATAATAAATTTTAACTGTTAAATAATCCAGTGAAAAGTTTTTACCGACTTCTACTTTCGGACCATTATAAAATGCATTTAATTGAGTAGGTAATGGAGCGTAATGATTAATAGTTACATTACAGGTAAAGCCTAAATAGTAAATTCCTAAAACGCCTTGATTGACTGATGTAATAGTATTTCCATCAGTATATGACCAGTCTGTAACTGTACTGCTATATCCATCAGAATAATTTACGGTTACAATAACGTCTTTCTTTTTTGGCTTTTTATTTAAAGCTACTGGTTTACCTACATATTCGGCTTGTATATCGTTTATTTTTCTTAAACCGTCTATTACAAAATTTGCTGTTAACTCGTTTTCGCCATGATTAACTTTTACAGTAAATACATTTGAACCAAAAGAACTAACAACGTTAGAAACATTTCCATCAGAATTTAGAACCGTATAATTACCAGAAATGATTTCTACTTTATTGCCATCGTCATAATAACCAGTTACTGTTAAGTATTCTTGGTTAAATTCTTCTCCTACGGTTACAGCCGGACCATCGTATGATACAAGTATTATTGTCATAGGTTTAAGTGCTTTATCATCTTTCAAGACAACTAAATATCTTGAAAGATTTTCTCCTAAAGCATCATTATAACAAACGACACAGCTTTCAGTGAGCACCAATGGCGTACTGTAAAACAGAGCTCCTGTATTTTCAGCCATATCTTTTCTCATCTCAGCTACTGTATCTACAAAATTTGTATTTATCTGTTCAATGGTTTTTAATCCATAGTCTGAGAATTTTCTTATTTTGTAATTAACACCATGTATATAATCATCTGTTGTAGGATTTTGGAACTGTAACTCAACATTAGTATACCAGATATCAATACCATTAAGATTGGTTACAGGAGTGGAATAGTTATATTCATCTGTTGGAACGATATAACCTTCAAGTCTATACCAATTTTGACTATCTACTCTTACCATATATATCTACCTACTTTCCTGTAATTCTAAAGTTATCAATTTCTGGAGATACATTATTATCGTTACTGTATAATACAGCCATAATTCTAAAGGCTATTTTGTTATTAGAGAAATAATAAGCCATATCTTCTTTTAAAGAATGGTATTTTAAAAAGTATCCCATGTCTTCTATATATGAATTAACCATATCTTCAGGATTACATTTAACGCAAATATAACCATCTTTGATTGTGTAATATCTATAATTTGGTTTCATCTGTTTATCTAACACATGCCAGTTAACATACTTCATTGGCGGGTATGCAAATACGTTATTCGTAATCTCTTTAAAGTTAAGATTGTGGTATAAAACTCTTACAGCATCTCCTGTAGCAGGGGAATAAATCGCTATCTGAATTTTGTTAACGCCTTTCTTAAGAGCAAAGCTATAAAGGTTTTCGTCATTATTGCCTGTTTTAGATATTTCAAGACCGTTAATGAATACCTTTTGCTGAGTACCGCTTATAATTCCATTATAGGATACATCCATTACTTTGATGTATTTATTATAGATATTAGCAGCTTGTTCAAGAGATACATACTGTGTAAATACATATAATGTATTTGGATGCATCTTAAAGTTTGTATAGTTTTCACAGTCCATAAAAAGTTGGTCTTCAGTGCAATCTTTAGTGAACTCTGTAAAGTCAAAAGAATTAAAGTCAAAAGTTGCGGAGTCTGTAAGACCGTTTTTCTTTTGATATCTTATAACAGACCACATATTATACCCTGCTGTTATTTTAATACTATTTTTATTAACAGTCTCAGGTATTTTATATAATTTATATAATTCATCTGCAACAATATCCATATCACCAAAATTATCTGTTGTTTCTAAATGGTAATTTAATATCTTGTTTCTTTCTTCAAACATAAATAATTTATGCTCTTTATGATTTTGAATAACATCCCAACCTATTTTAGATTCTCCATTATCAAATCCTATAAAGTAATCTATTCTTGTGTTGCTATATATTTTATCAGAAGCATCTAATCTAATGGAATTTACCAAATTATCAAATTCTATTTTCTTTGAAACAAATATGGACTTTGCCTCAAATGTCTCTAATGCCACAGAGATATTCTTTAAAATATAATAATATTCATAATACTTGCGATTGTCATCTGTTAATCCGTATCCATCTGCTTCGGTTTTAATGATGTTGATTTTTATATACTGTATAGTCTTTACTGGGAAGTTCCACTCCATAAGATTATTGCCAGTTATATCATGAACGTTAATATAGTTTTCTCCATCTTCAGACAAGCTGAGCTCGCATCTTATCTTTCTTGATGAAGTAAAACTAAATAATACAGTATTGATATCCATCTGCTTTTTTAAATCTATAATTATGGAAACAGTTTTTTCTTCATTATTTTCGCTCTTTCCGATTAGAGTATAAAAAGAATCAATGGTATCAGTCAGAATATTATTTAATTCACCTTCTGTTTGCTGGTTCTTAAAAACATTCTTCGAAATACTAATATTAGCATTTGAAATATTTATTTTATTTGTTTTAGAACTTGATTTTTCTGTATGTAATTTTTTCTGTAATAAGTTAACAAAGGCTGTTGTATATGGGATATTTCTTTTAACATCTCCATAGTATTCAACATCATATAAATCATCAAAAACTTGAACGTATTGCTTTCCTGCAATGCTGGAATTCATTATTTCTTTTATGTTTTCTACCCGCAGGGCTAATTTTTGTATTGCATTTGTTATCTTTGTTTTTTCTGTATCGTAATACTCTTGAATAGCTACAGCTTTATTATTTGCCTCGATGTTGGCGTTATACATGGTTTCCATGTCTTCACCAAGAGATTCAAATGTATGATTGTAAGCTTCTTTGTTTGAAACTTCATAAGGTTCCTGTTTTATAGGAGCATAGTATGGCATACCAAGAGTTTTGTTTTCAAAGAAATTTGACAGTAAATTATTAAGTTCATAATTATTTGGTCTTATACCTTTTTTGAGGAGTCCTTGTTTGAACTCCTCTTTTTTGGCATTATACTGGATTTTACTAATACTCAATGTTTTCCCCTCCAGTTTCTACGATTAATCTGTATTGATAAACTACTGGTGTGCTGTACTCAGCGTTATTCACCTTCGGTCTTTCCATTGTTATTTTTAACTGGAAAGAATGTGCGTCTGATAACAGACTAATATTTTTACTCTTTCTTTCTTTATCGTCAACTGTAGTTAATAAATTTGAAATGGTATCTGTGTTAATGGTATATCTGTAAACGCCCTGATAAGCTCTGTGTGTTGGATATATCTGATGCCAGTTTACTCCACCATCAAAAGTAATGTAATATTTTAAAATCTCTGGGTTATCCCCCGGAATATATTCTTTAGCGTCTAATGATATTGCAGTAATACATTCATCTGTTGTGTATGGATTACTGATAAATTCTCCATATTCTCTAAAGTTAAAACTATCAATATCTACGTTTTTAATACCAATCATATAGCGATTAGCATTAATAATTTCTTGACCAGCTTTTCTGTCTATGGTGCTATTCGGTAATGTAAACAGTTTATCCTTTGCAAAAGAATCGCTAGGATATTCCGCTTTAGAATTATTATATTTTAGCCATTGTGTAGAAGGGTCATATTTTACACCGAGTAGATTAACT